GTTTCTGCTTCTACTCCTAGATCTACTCCACCGCAGGCTAAAGGCGCAGGTCCAACACCAAACTTTACTACAGTTGGTGATATGACTGCTTCTGCTACAGGTAAGAATCCAACTGGCAATAAGCCAATGGATGAAGAGATTGAAGAAGAAGGCGAAGATGTTGAAGCCGAAGATACTTCTGAAATCGAAGCCATTGATCTTTCTCCTATTTTCGGAGATGATCTATCAGAAGAATTTAAGAATAAAGCTACATCTATTTTCGAAGCAGCAGTAATTGCTCGTGTTAACCATGAGATGGAAAAGATTTCTGAACAGCTTGAAGCAAAATACGAAGAAGATTTTGCTGAACTTAGAGAAGGTATGGTTGAGAAAATCGATTCATATCTAAACTATGTTGTTGAACAATGGATGGAAGAAAATGAATTAGCTCTTGAGTCTGGTCTTCGTACAGAAATCGCAGAAGACTTTATTAGTGGACTTAAGAATCTATTCAAGGAACATTACGTAGAAGTTCCTGAGGAAAAATATGATGTTATTGGTGAGTTACAAGCTAAAGCCGAAGAGCTAGAGCAGAAGTTAAACGAAGCAATCAATATTAATGTAGAACTTAATAGTGAAGTCGTTGAACTAAAGCGCAAGTCTATTCTAGAGGATTTGTCCAGAGATTTAGCAGATACCGAAACTGTTAAATTGCATAAGTTAGTTGAAGGTATTGCTTTTGATAACGAAGATGTTTATGCAGATAAAGTCGCTGTTATCAAGGAAAATTATTTTCCAAAAGGCAAGACAAAAGTAACTGAAGCCGCAACAAGTCAAACTTTAGTTGAAGATGCATCACAAGCAGTTGACAATACTTTAGTCGAATCTACTCCTAGTACTGTCGCAGCTTATGCACAAGCACTATCAAGATCAATCAAACGTGCTTAATTTTATAAATATCAAAAAGGTTTCGTTCATAGGAGAACCAAATGTTTTTATCTGAAAATCTACAACAAAAGTGGGCAGCAATTCTGGATCATCCAGAACTCCCACAAATCAAAGATTCTTATAAGCGCCAGGTAACTAGCGTTCTTCTTGAGAATCAGGAAAAGGCTTTACGTGAAGAGCGTCAAGCACTTTTCGAAACACCAACCAATAACATTGCTCAAGATACAGCTGCAATTCAAAAGTATGATCCAATTATGATTGGTCTAGTACGTCGTGCTATGCCAAATCTAATGGCATATGACATTTGCGGTGTTCAGCCAATGACAGGCCCAACAGGCTTGATCTTTGCAATGCGTTCAATGTACGGTGGTTCTGGAGATACTCGTTCCAATACTGAGACACGTGTTGAAGCTCTATACAACGAAGCTGATACAGATTGGTCAGGTGCTGGTACTCACTCTGGTGCTATTGCTAACATTCTAGCAACAGGTACATATACAACTGGTACAGCAAATACATTGGCTGCTGTTGAAGCTGCTCAAGATTTTGCTGAAATGTCTTTCAGTATTGATAAGACAACAGTTACAGCTAAGTCACGTGCTTTGAAGGCAGAGTACACAGTTGAATTAGCACAAGACTTAAAAGCAATTCATGGTCTTGATGCTGAAGCTGAGCTATCAAATATTCTTTCGCAAGAATTTATGTTTGAGATCAATCGTGAAATCGTTCGCTTGATCTACAAAGTAGCTAAGACAGGATCTCCTGCTACAGCAAGCGCAGGTACATTTGACCTAGACGTTGATTCAAATGGACGTTGGTCTGTGGAGCGCTTCAAAGGTCTTCTATTTAATATTGAGCGCGATGCTAATCACATTGCTCAAGATACTCGTAGAGGAAAGGGCAACTTCATCGTATGTTCAGCAGACGTAGCTTCTGCATTAGCAATGTCTGGTGTTCTAGACTATGCTCCTGCTCTAGCATCAAATGCTAATTTGAACGTTGATGATACAGGCAATACTTTTGCTGGTGTTCTAAATGGTCGTTTCCGTGTTTACATCGACCCATACACTGGTAACCTAGGTGCTTCAAATCAGTTCTATGTAGTTGGTTATAAGGGTGCTAGCCCATATGACGCAGGCTTATTCTACTGCCCATATGTTCCACTACAAATGGTACGTGCAATTGATCCTAACAGCTTCCAGCCAAAGATTGGCTTCAAGACACGTTATGGTCTAATTGCTAACCCATATGTTACTACAGCTGCAGGTGCTAACGATGCAGATAGCTTCACAGCTAACCGCAATCAGTACTATCGCAAGACCCGTGTAGTAAATCTAATGTAATTATTGAACCGGCGCAGATCGGGATTAGGGGGATGAAAATCCCCCTTTTTTTGTCTTTATAAATAATGCTGGAGGATGTAAAATATGGCATATACTGCAAATCTAAATGTTCTTAAGGCTGCTTATACTTCTAGTAGACCAACTACCTACGACTTTTTAAGACCTAATGCGTTTAGATTTACTATTAAAGATTTGCCAAATACATCCTACACTTGTCAATCTGCAAATCTTCCGGGCCTAGCTTT